TATCCGCCTCCGGTGCCGATGACGAGCCGATCGACGCCCTCCATCCAGAGGATCTTGTTCACGTCCTGGCTCTGCACCTGCTCGGAGATCGCAGAGTCGAGCGTGATCTGCCCGAAGAAGTCGCCCGACATGTTCTCGAAGTCGTTCGGTACCGAGGCATCGAAGCGCAGGGACTTGCCCCAGTGCAGGCGGCTCTTGAAGAACGTGACCGAGGACGGGTATCCCGACGTGTCAGACCATGCACCGAGGCGCCAGCGCGTGGTGCTCGAGGAAACAACGCCGGCCGGGAGCTGGTTCAATCCGTTGACTGCATCGACGATGACCGTCGCGGTGACCTGCGTCGGGCTCACGTAGGTGGTGATGCGCGCGATGCCGTAGCCCGCATCCTGGTAGGCCCACTGCACCGCGCCCTTGCCGTCGTAGGCGTTGCCGCGCTCGTGCACCGGGGGCGAGGTGCCAGAGGTCGCGTTGTTGAGAGCCTTGTAGGTCTTGCCGTCGAAGCGCGCGAGATCATTGATGACGTAGCCCTTGTTCGTCTCCCAGGGCTGCACGTCCAAGTTCTGCACCTGCAGGCGAATGAGGCGGCCGACGTCGGTTGGCGCGAAGGTGTTCGCAGAAGCCGTGAGTGTCGGCGTGCCGGTCGAGCTATTCGCCTGGATAGTGGTCGCGCCGGTGTTCTCGGTTTCGAATGGGCCCTGGTTCGGCGCGTACTCGGCGAAGATCCAGCGCGTGTTCGCGTAGCGCGTGAGCTGGTAGGGCTTTACGGTCTCAGATTGATGAGCAATGTATAGCCTGTCGCCAGACTGATCGAAGTCGAGCGCGCAGGAGCCGTCCTCGTTCGTGAGCGCTGCGAAGGCGTAGGGACTCGGGATCTCGTAGATCGCGCCCGTGAGCGCATACCAGTAGGTGACGTTCGGCGGTGCGTTGCCGGTCGTGGCCGCGATGCAGTAGTAGACGACGCCGGCGCTCGAAACGAGATCGCCGACCGTGTACGCCGTGATGCCTGAGTACGCCGAGACACCCGAGGTCAAGACCTGGCCGTGCTGGGCGTAGAAGCGGACGTAGAGATTGCCGAATTCGAGGATAAAGGCCTGCGTCGCCGAGAACTCGAACCGCACGAGCCAGGCGCCGGTCGCCTCATCCTTCACCGGCACGACGTAACGAGAACCCGCGCGCCGCTGGGCCGGGCCCTGAACCGTCAGGTAAAAATTCTCGATGAGCTTGCAGGCTGCCGGGTACTTCGAGAGGTCCGAGCGCGCCTCGAGCGTCGGGGAGAATTCCCCGGCGTTGAGTGAGGTTGTGAGCGGCGATGCGCGAGGCACTTACAACGCCCTCGCGGCTACCCAGGTGTCATCGCCCAGAGGCTGCGGGGCGAGCTCGAGCGCGTTCGCCCGAATGGCTTCGCGGATCGCCGTGCGGTAATCCACGAGACACGACTCGCGCGCGCTGTCGTTGCCGGTGATCTTTACGCAGATCTCGTACGCCAGGCGCGACGCGAACGCTTCGGCGAAGCAGGGGTCGAAGAGCGCGGTGTCGGTGACCTGCCTGATGTAGCGGATCGCAAGCGGCGCCGACAGATCGGTCAGGATCTTTCGGCCCTCGATCTGGTAGAGCGCGGCCTCGCGGCCGCGGTAGTCGGCCAGGTCGACCATGCTCACGATATCGCCGCCCTCGATCAGGCGCAGGAAGTCATTCGGGAGCTGGTACTGGTAGGCGTAGTCGGAGTCGGGCGTGCTCGCAAGCGCCGGGAGTGAAGTCCGCTCGATCGAGAAGCGCCAGCGGTGTCGCCGAAGCTCCGCGTCTCGTACCTGGGCGAAGCGCGCGTTGCAGACCCGCGCGCGGTTCGCTTGATCGGTCATCGATGTGATGACCTCGTCTCCGAGCTTGATTAGCGCGGCATTTGAGATCGCGACCTCGCTCATGGCTGGGCACCGTGAGCGAGTCGCGGTACGAGATCAATTCAGCCGCGGCGGCGCCTTCGGTAGACCATGCCGCCATCGCCGCTCGAAGCGATGCCGGTGGCAACGAGGTCGACGACGCGACCGTCGAGGGCCATCTGCCCGGCGACGACATCGATCGAGCCTGCGGCGAGGAGCGTGACGTCGCCCTGCAGTGCGTACTCAGCGGCGACGACATCGATGATCGCTTGCGTGAGAAGCGTGACCTGCTGGCCTTCGAGCGCCATCTGCCCTTCGGTGCCCGGCTGTCCCAGGATGAAGGGGATCTCCTGGCCTTCCATCGCGTAATCGGCGCTTGCGACCGGGATCACCAGCGCATCGGTGGCGACGAGATTCACGCTCTGCGATTCGAGCGCCATCTGCCCATGATCGACGGCGAGTGAAAGGCCGGCCGAGGCCTCATTCAACGCGACGATCATCGTTGTGAACGTCGAGTTGAACTCGCCGGTGATCTCTAGGCTCTTCGAGCCGCCACTCGCGTACGGCTCATACACCAGGTGGATGCGGCTCGACTCGTTCGAGACGTCGGTCTCACCTGAACCATCGGCCGTGATGTTCATGCTCGACTGCGTCGAGACCAAGCCGAGGATGGCTCCAGCGCCAGCGGCGGTGAGTGAGTTGCTGTCGAAGTTGGTGGTCCCGAACCCTTGCAGGGTGGTTCCGAGCACATCGATCGGATCTGAGGTGTCGACGCCAGTGATCTTCGACACCAGCAGGTAGCTGTTGACCGAGCCGGAGAACGTCACGGTCACCGTCTCGGTGCCGGATCCTTCGCTGATCTTGTAGTACCACCAGATGCGCTGCGTGCTGTCTGGGTGATCCACCGGGCCATCGATGAGGGTCCACCCGGTGGTGTTGATCGTGCCGGCGACACCCGAGATCGTGGTCGTCTCGTCCGCTCGATCGTAGACGCCCAAGAGCAGGAAGTCGCCGACTGCAACCGATGTCGGAAAGGCGAGCGATGGCGCCGCGTTTGCATCGAACTGCGCTGCATCGGTATCGGCATCTGTGGTTGCGATTGCCATTAGGTATCAAACCCGGGGATTTCGTGCCCCCTCGTGCCGAGGAAATCGATACGGCTTTGGCCTGTGAGAAGGCCATTTGCGTCGAGGATGCCGGAGGCGCTCGCCGCTCCAAGATTCTCCGTCACGGTGATGCGCGGGAAACTCGACACGTTGAAGTCGTACTGGAATGCCTTCGTGCGCGCTCCATCGCCGTTGATGAAAACATTGTGGATCTGCGTGAAGGGCCCGTCCGCGCTGTCGACGCCTTCGAAGTAGCACTGGCCCTGCACGGTGTTGCGCACGGTGACGATGGTGCGGCTCTTGCCGTCATGGTTGTACTCAAGCAGGCAGTCTGTGAGCCCGCCACCGAAAGAGCCGCCGCCCGCGACATTGTTGTAGCCGATCTCGCCGCTCGACTCGTGCAGGCCGTCGTTGTAGGTGTTCATGTTGCCGCCGACGAGCGGCATATTGAAGTTCGTGATCGCCTTGTTCCTGCGCACGAAGAAGTTAGGCGTGTCCGCCTTCATCGCGAAGAAGGCCTCCTGGTGCTCGCCGGTGTCGCGCACCAGGTTTCCCTCGATGAGCAGCGTCGAGAGGCTGTAGCCCTTCAAGCCGATGTTGCCGTCCTGCCCGCCGGGCGCGGCGTAATCACCCAGCCTGCGAAAGGTGTTGTCGAGGATGCGGCAGCCGTGGCGCACCTGAGGGTTGACGCCGCCGTTGCCGAAGTCGCGCTGGTTGATGGCGCCGGAATTGAACAAGTCGACGGCGGGACCCAAGTCCTGGAAGGTGTTCTTGTAGACGGTCCAACCGTGGCCGTTGTAGTGGCCCATGTTGATGCACTTATCGCCGAAGTTCTGCCAAATGCCACCCTCGATCCACGGCGGACAGGAGTTGCTGCCGCCGGTGTGATTGAACTGCGCGATGACCGTATTGGAGTCGCCCACCGATTGGCCGTTGATGGTGTATGACTCGCCGGGGTATGGCATCCACACAACACTCGTTGCGTTGTCGTTGAAGTCCATGTTGTTGAACCAGGCGCCGCCGCTCGAAGTCGAGGTAAGCGTGAACGTGCCGCGCAGGTAGCTGCGAGAGGATGGGGCGGCGTTGTTGCGCAGCTCAACTAGGCTATTCCACGGATTTGCCTCCGTGCCGTTTCGGCCGCCGGCAGAGTTGTTAGAGTCAACAAAGTTCCACCCAGAAGTGCCGACCGTGATGCTCCACGTGCCTTCGACGAATGAATTCAAGGCATCGGTCACGCGCACCGTGATGTTGCTCGCCGTGCTCGTCGGGTTCGGCCAACGGATGCGCCACATCTTGGTGCCGTCTGCCGAGGTGTACTTCTCTGCGACCATGCCCGCAGGCGCGTTCGAGAGCGTCACCGTGTAGGGAAAGACGCCCCCGACCGCAGACACCGGAATCGCATACTCCTTCCCGGTGCATGCGAAGAAGATACGATCATTCGAGCTGAGGCCGGTTCCGCCGCCTACGCCTGCGGTGCCTGCGGCGCGCGGGGACAGCAGCGTCAGCGGAAAATATTGAACCTCGGGGCTGTTCCCCTGCTGCGCGGCGAACAACCCAACCGCGTTGGCGGCCCGAATGTTGAGGGCGACCACGCGCGCCCTCGCCTTAACTGATCGTGCCGGGGCCGAGTCGGAAGATGCCGTTCGCGCCGACGTCGAAGGTGAAGGTATTGCCGTTCGTCACCGTGATCGATGAGCCGTAGTCGAGATAGCCGACGAGCGGGTCGGCGGGTGACGTTGGCGTGTCGTTGTAGACGATCGGGTAGCGGAAGGGGCCGATGTTGCCGCCCGCTGCGGTGATGACCTCATCCGCCGAGGTGAACTGCCAGATGCCGGTGCCGGCGCCGGTCTCGGCCCAGGCCTCGGAGTCGAGCGTGTTGCCGTCATCGGTGTAGCCGTTGCCGGGCGTGATCTCGGTGATGTTCGCCCAGACCGTGTCGGTCGCCTTCGTGGGCGCGGTGTTCGAAAGACCGAGCTTGAAGGAGCCCGTTGAGAGGTTGTGCACCCCGGTGCCCAGGTGGTTGCCGAACTCGTCGAAAAAGGTGAATGCGGCCATCTCACTTGCCTCCCAGGAGCTTTGCGAGCCGGCCGATCCGGTGCTTGAGTTCGAACCAGGCGGGGCCGCCGCGCGCATCGATGAGCGCCTGTTTCGCCTGCATCGAACGAACGCGCGCCGCCTCGGCTTCATTCGCCGTGGTCGTGGCGAACTCCTGCAAGGGTGCGACGCGCTTGAGCGTGGCATCGCGCTCGGCGCAGGCGCGCTCGTACTCGGCGCGCAAGGCCTCCATCGAATACGGGTCGTTCGCGGTGTCGGTCATTGGAGCCTCGGCAGGACCGTGAGGTCCATGTAGAACGTGATGGAGCCGAGCTTTCGCAGGCGCTCAGGCGATGCGGCCTGAATCTCGCGCACGATGCTCTTGTCATCGGCCCAGATGCGGCAGTAGTAGGGCATCTCGCGCGTGGGATCGAGCTCCCACATCTCACCGATCCGGTGCGGCTCGCCGTCACGCGGCACGGTCTGCGAGAGGCGCTTGATCGGATAGCCGCACGGCTGGCGCCGCGCATTGAGCGGCTGCATGTGAATGATGGCGTGCTGCAGGTTCAGCGCTTGCATGTGAGGGTGATCTGAAGGTTCGTGGTGCCATCGCCCGCCGTGCAGCGCGGTCGGATCCAGAGCGGGTTCTCGGAGACCTGCTCGAGATCGGCCGCCGTCTTCACGATGTCATTGCCCTGGGGATCGGTGAGGAGCTCGTAGTTCGTGCCGTCGTTCGAGCCTTCGAGCTGCACGGAGCCTGCGGCGCCGAAGGTGCCGCGGATCTGCACGCTCTTGTCCGCGTACTGGCCGAGGTTCACCGCGGTGCCCGCTTCGCCGTTCGCGAGCGCGGCCCAGGTGGCTACCGCGAGTTCGCGGATTCCGTTCGGGTTGTAGGTGACTGTGACGGCGGTCGACATGGCTCTCCGCCGTTACGCGATCGGACTCGTCTCGCGGGTGATGAGGTAGCTCTTGATCGCCTCGAGGCCGCGCAGGATCGCCGCCTTGTCGGCGTAGACCGTGTCATTCACGCGAAGCTCGATCGCCTCGCTCGAGGTCGAGCCGCCCTCGGTCACCTGGTGCGGGAAGTGCTCCCCGATCACGACGCTGTAGAAGCGGTCTGCCACGGATCACCTCTACTGCGCGTAGCGGCAGCGCAGCTTGATCGCCGTGGGGCCACCGTTGAAGGTGGTGGAGATCGTCGCCGTGATGTCGTAGTCGCGGCGCGGATCGGCCGAGAGCCCGAGCGCCTGCCAGAGCGGCTGCACCTGCTTCGCGAGCGTGTTGGTGGTCGACTCGTTGAGGATGTCGGCATCGTTCAGCGCCGCGGCCGAGAGCGACTGCGCGGTCGCGAAGAAGTCGGCATCGACGGCCGCGCCACCGTTCTCGGTCGTCTCGTGCACGCCCACATCGAGCGCGCCTGCGGTCGAGGCCTGCGCGCAGGTGATCTTGAGCTCGCTCACCCGTGCGTTCGAAGGTACGCGAACGTAACGCTGCACCGAGGTCGCCGAATCGTCGGCTGCCGGGGTGACGAGGCCGACCGTTTCCTTGAGGTCGGCGTTCTGACCCGCGTTCGCGTTGTTGGCGACGCGCGGGGTCGCGTTGTTGTTCGTGATGAGGTTCGAGGTGCGGTTGACGACTGCCATGATTCGATTCCTTCAGTTGCTGCTGTTCCGGTGGCCGCCTGTTAGCGGCACCAGATGCGGATCACGCGCACCTTCTCGAGCCGCGTCGCGCCGCCGGTCATCATCACGTAGGCCTGCCAGGGCAGCCCTTTGAGGTCCTTGCGCTGGCTGATGTCGGTGACCTGGCTCTGCCAGGAGCCGTAGTACATGCCGCGCTGTACCCACAGCGGCACCATCGTCGAGGTGCCCGCGGCGTCATCCGTGCCGGTGCCGAGAAGCTGCGTGTGGCGGATCTTCGTCCCGAGGAAGCTCGTGACCTTGCCGTCGACCAGAACCGGCCGATCGTTGAAGTCGAGCGAGGTGACCTGGATCTCGGCGAGCAGATCGTCGTGCTCGTCGGCGGTGACGGCCATGTAGGGCTGCTCGCCATCGTCGATCCCCACGTCCGCCTGGCGTAGGCGACGCAGGCCTTCGCGCATCTTCGGGACGTTGAGGCCGGAGGCCGCGCCACCGACGCCGACCGAGACGTTCTGCCCCGGGGTCGCGTTCGTGGTGAGCGTGGTGCCGAACTGCTCGGTCGTGCCCGCGTTCACGCCGGTCAACGCATCGGCGAAGAAGGCGGTGATGATGTGCCGATCCTTGCGGCGGTTGACGCCGAAGTGCGCGTTCTGCACGTACGAGGACTTGGGGTCCGTGAGCAGCTTCAGCGCATCGAAGGTGTCGAGCAGCTGCGGCAGGTCGGACGAAATCGGGAACACCCAGCGCCGATCGGTCGGCGAGTCCACGCGGCCGATCGGTTCGAAGCGGCCCGTGATGTCCTGCATCTCGATGCTGCCGATCTGATCGACGGGGCTTGCCTTCTCGCCGGTGTGGTTGCCGGTCATCACCCATTCGCCCAGGCGCGAATTCTTCTGCTGGCAGAGGAAGTCGATGTTGCGGGCGAACTCGGTGTAGTAGTGGTTCGGGACGTTGACGCCGGACATAGGAAACACTCCGAAAAACGGTTTGGTTCGTTCTTCGAAGGCCTTGTCCTTTCGGGGGCGCTTCTTCCCGGTTACGCCGAGCAGGCGGAGGTCTTTGCCTCAGTCAGCCGGGGAAGGTCCTTCCTTGTCGGCGATCGGCGCGCAGCGCTCGCAGTGCTTTACACCCACCAGGTGGAGCGCTTTGCTCAGTCAGTCGGGGCGCTTGACCTTGTCGACTTGCGCGTGACGTTGCACAGCGCGCGGTACGAGATCAAGCCCCCGCTGATTTTGGAGCTCAGGTAGCCTTCGTCTCGGGCTCTGCGATCGGGCCGTACTGGTCGAGGGTCTTCAGCCATTCGGCCTCCGAGATCTTGCCCTCGACGCGCTGCTGGCGCGCCGCATCGAGCTTCTCGCGCGCCTGCGCCTGGGTCACCTTGCCGCCACCACCGTCGCCCTTCATGAAGCCATGCTCACCCATCTTCACGCCCAGGCCGTGGAAGAGCTTCAGCATCTGCGCGGTGCCGAGCGCGACCTCGATGCGGTTCACCGCCTGGTCATCGAGCCCTGCTTCACGCAGGAAGCGCCGGGCGTGCTCGGAGTTCTTGTCGAACTCCCCGCCCCAGGCGGTCTTGAGATCGCCTAACTGCTTGTCGCTGTTGTCCTTGAGTGCCTGTTCGGACTTCGCGATCACTTCCTTGAGGTACTCGTTCCACTTCTCGGTGAGCTTGATCGCATCGCCCTTCGGGATGCCGATCTCGTGAAACCACCCGGAGACGACTTTCGCGAACCCAGGCTCCTCGCCGTCCGGGACCGGCAGGGCGTAGTCATCGGGTTTCTCAGGGACACCGATGCCAGTGCGCCAGGCCTTGATGCCATCGACATCCTTGTCGTCCTTCGGCCGGATGAGCGTGCGCCCCGCCTTCTCGGCGCCGATCAGCTTTTCGGCGTTCTGGAGCGAAACGAGAGCATCGTCGCCCGACTTGAATCCCTTGTTAGCGACATAGTCCTTGTGTGCGTCGCTGAACCACGGCGTAGGAGGTGCGCCACCTCCGCCCTTGTCGCCGCCGCCGCCTGCGCCACCTCCAGC